CGGGCTGGGGCGCTGCTGCGGCCTCTGGGGCCGCAGGCTGTGCGGCAGCAGCGTCGGGCGTTGTAGCCTGCTCCGCAGCCTGTGCCGCAGCAGCGTCGGGCGCAGCAGCCTGCTCCGTAGCCTGTGAGGCTGAAGCGTCGGGCGCTGCGTTCTGATCCGCAGCCTGTGAGGCTGAAGCGTCGGGCGCTGCGTTCTGATCCGCCGATGGCGACGGCGTGTGCTGCGCCGTCGCATCCGGCGCCACATGGGTTTCGCCTGGCGTCTCTTCAGAGGTGGCTGGCGCCACCGTTGAGGGAGAGGATAAACGCTGCAGCTGCGGATCGGTCGGCACATTGGCGTCCGGTATGGCAAACTGCGGCAGCTCGGCATCGCTTGCAGGCGTGGTTGAGTTAATGATGCTGGTATCGGTCATGGCAGACTCCTTAGTGATGATGAACGATCGGAGGGCATGAAAGCCTTCACCAATCAGGTTAAAAATTCGCATTAGACTCTCCCGTTAAGGCTTCGTAGCATTTCATCCTGTATGACGACCCGCTTCACCTTGTCGACCGTCTGATCGGGTAGCGTATCCAGCTTTTTCTGAAGCACGTCCACCTGCTTCGAAAGCTCATCCACCTTGGCTTCACGTCTCGCGGCGGACTCGCGCGCTTCGCGCCGGATATCCTCAACGCGCTGATTAGCCGTGCTGCTGACGTATAAGAAAAGAATGGTCATCACAATGCATACCAACGACATGCCCAGCATAAGCACGCCGAGCATGACTTTGCGCTTGTGGCTCACGGGTCTTATTTCACTGTGTATCTCGGCCATCGCTATGCTCCTCTAATGTAGAAATCAGCCTGTCGATTTCATTACGGAACTTGCTGTTTTGATCGGCATCGGTCATTACGACCAGAATGCCGAGCGCGTTTTTGATTAAGCGCAGATCGGTCTCCAGGGTAGATATCCGTCGTAAATTGGTATCATGACGTATGCGTAAATCGTCATTCTCCTGACGGAGCAGCGCATTGCTCTCCTTCAGCAGCAAGACTTGCTCCTTGTAGCTGGTAATGATTTCTCCACCGGCACGATTGCTGGTGACAATAGAAGCAATACCTGCAATAAGCGGCTTCCAGAAAAGCGCGGCCGCTCCGCCCCCAAGAACCAACGCGCCAACACTGGTTATCAAACTACTTTCCATGCCTCACCTCTGTACCTTGACGGGTAACGGCTGCTGACGTCAGGCGTAAAACGCAAAGCGCCTCCCTCGTCGCAACTTAAGATTGCTTAAATTCACAGCTTAAGTATACTTAAGTCTGGCTCTCAGGAGATGTCAAGAAGATGGAAAAAGAAACCACGGGCGATCGTATTCGCTTCCGACGTAAGGCACTGAATTTGACGCAAAAAGCAGTTGCGGAAAAAATCTCGGTTTCCCATGTGGCGATATCGCAGTGGGAAAAAGAGGAAACGCTGCCGCGCGGAGAAAACCTGCTGCGACTCGCTGAGGTACTGGGCTGCGCGCCGGCATGGCTGGTAGACGGGGATGGACCGGTGTTTACTATACAAATGCAGGCGCAAGCCGGCCTGCCTTTTCTGGAAAGAGAACAGATTGGCGACTGGCTGGCGGAGGCGTCGCAGGTTGAGATCCTCAGGCGGATCCCCACCGATCGCAGCTACTCTGTCACCAGCTTTGCATTGACGCTGTGGGACAATGCGCTGGCGCCGCAGTGCCTGCGTGGCGATCTGCTGCTTATCGATCCGGAATTGCCGCCCCAGCCAGGGGATCTGGTGCTGGCGCTTAATGGAGAGAATGAGTATGTGCTGCGGAAATATCGCGCGCGCAGTCATAACAGCTTTGAGCTGGCGCCGCTGAACGAGGATTATCCGCTGTTGCGTTCATCGGAACAGGCGCTGTCTGTGCTGGGCACGCTGGTAGAGTGGCGACGCTATCGCGATACGGCGCAGTAAGCAGCTAAAATCTTCCGCTTCGCTCGAACTTTCACCGCGAAGCAGCGTCCTACTAAGCATGTGGATAATTCCATGTAACGATTTCACCCGCCCTGAGCGGGCTTTTTTTTGCCCATAAGAATTTCCTGGGACGAATTCCTGTTCCCGCGTTTCTTTATCGTAGCGCCGGTGGGAAGATAATCTGGCGCTATGCGCATACCCTTTACGTAATGCAATCGAGAGTTCTGCTTGACTGGACTTGCCCGCTGACCTGTGCGGGCAATTTTTTGCGCGCTTTAATGAATAAAGCCGTCCGCAGACGGCTTTTACCTTCAGGGATTCAGATTTTCATCCTCATCCTCAATGTCATCTTCTACATACTCATCATCTTCTGGCATCTCATCCCCCTCTCCGCCGGGTATATCTTCTACGCCGCCTGGGATCTGGCCGTCGCCGGGAATGGGATCGATATCATCGGGACGTTCTGACTACGCACCTCCAGTTACCCCTATTGGGTATATTTAGTTTAGTGCTGTGACTATTAGATACGCGCCCTCGCTTGCTGAAACGTGAACGAAGCGTAAAAGATGAAACATTACGTCGCTGCCGTTTGGCTTATTGGCCCGGCTGTGTTCCACGAACGCTTTCACAAAGGCGCCGTCGTCAACGCAGATAAATTTAATTCTGTTTATTGACGGATCGCTTTATAGCTTCTTCAATAAAATAAGAGTCTGCACTGGAGGAAAAGCTCATGACCGAATTGTTACATATTATCTCTGTCAGCGCGATTGTCGCCGGAATATATCTGATTCAGTAAGAGAATGGTCACGCGCAGGTAATATTGTGGTGATAACCTTCTTTGATGGGGCCCTTGTGCTTGAGAGACGCTTCAGCGCAAGAGCCGTTGCAGCAAGGCCTGCGGCAGAACCGCTATTTGAAAAGCATCATTGGCAAGACTTCTTATGCCGCCGAAGTGATATATCGCCTTTCAGAAAAAGTGCCTGGCTGAAATATATTTATGCAGTTCCATTAATATTAATGATGCAGCATTTCATCCACCACCTGTTCCTGTGTTAACTGCCAGGGATAATAAGTTGGCCAGTTATCCATTTCTTCCAGCAGCGCCTGCTGAGAGATATTGCCGCTAAAAAGGTGAAAATGGCTCGATTTGCGCGGTGCGATAATATGATCACTAAACTGCACATATTTCGGCGCCTGGCTGTTCCTGTCATGACATTCAAACAGATAGCGAACGCCTTTTTTCCCGGAGGCGTAGGTCAGGATTTTATGTCCGGCATAGCTGTAGCGGCAGGAGGCGACGCTGTCGCCGCGATGAAATTCGATGACGCCATCTTCAATGCCCAGCCGCTCGATTTGCGTGGCGTAGCCTTTGCGGTAGTAAGCTTTAACCTGTTCTGGCGTTTTATGCCCATCTTTTTGCGCTTTCTGCGCGAAAACCGGGTCTAGCTTTCCTTGCTCCAGCAGCTGATAGACGGACTCCCATACGCCATCCCAGTCTGACAGCGGGCGATCCTTTACATCTTTGTCGTCAAATACTCCTTCGGCCGCTTTTTGCTCTGTTTGCGACAGCGCTGGGCCATGCGCGTGATGGCCATGGGCCATAGCCTGCCCGCTAAGCAGCAGACTCAATGCGATGACTTTCCCTTTACCTGCCAACATAGTTACCCTCCATCAGTGAAAGAGTGTAAAATGTTATGATATAACATTTATGAAAACAAGCTTTGCGCGTGCTTTCCCGCTAGCTGGACTGGAAAAGCCTTTTCTCCTCTGATTTTGAGTCTGTTGCCGTCAAGCACTTCACATCGCGCAGCGCCTGCAGCTCGGCCAGGCGCGATTTGGCTTTTTCGCTGGCGTTGTGGCGAGCGAGGCCGTTGCCGATGCCGAGATCGCCCATAAAACCCAGTACGGTGCGATAGTCGAAGCTGCCGGTCTCAGCGATCTCTTGCTGGATATGGCGCGTTTTGACGATTTCCTGTTTCAGCGCCTGGCAGTTCAGCGTTACCGCTTCTTCATCCGTTACCGCGGAAGCCTGGGGGTACTGCTTGGTCGCGCAGGCGGAGAGCAGCAGCACGGCTGCGATTAACCATATTGATTTCATTGGGATGTCTGTTACGCCGTGCTGGCTGTGGGGGGTTAAACCTGCATATTCATAATGCAGTGGTAGGAAAAATAGAGCGAGCGAAGATCACATCGAAAGCCCGCACCAACAGAGCATTGCCGCAATAACTTGCCAACCTTGTAGCGAAGAGAGGGTAAAGATTGCGGCAATTTTTTGTCCCATGCATGCCCCATAGAATTTACACTCCACCTAACCACCCCGTAGCCTGCTCAGATTGGCGCGGAACGCCACTGCCCCGTCGCCGGGGCTTTTTTTAGTTGATAACATATCTCAATGAATCCTTGCCTTGATAACTCACTGATGACAAGATCCGCATGCTCTTCTGATGAGGAATTTCTTAATGGTTAAGCTTTTCGCGCGATATGCTTCTGTCGGCGTTATCAACACGCTTATTCACTGGGTGGTCTTTACCGTCCTATATACAGCGGGTCAGACGCAATCCCTTTCAAACTTTGCCGCATTCTGCTTTGCGGTGACGTTCTCTTTCTTTGCTAACGCAAAGTGGACATTTAGCGCAGAAGCGACGACCATTCGCTATTTGCTTTATCTCTTCTTCATGGGTGGCATGGCATCTGCCGTTGGCTTGTATGCTGACCGCACCCAAACCAATCCAGTTGTGACGCTGATCGTCTTCTCCGCAGTAAGCCTTATTTGCGGATTCATCTATTCAAGATTTGTTGTTTTCAAGGATCGGAAATGAAAATATCGCTTGTTGTCCCTGTATTTAATGAAGAGGATGCCATACCAATTTTTTATCAGGAAGTTCGTGGTTTCTCCGCCTTTGCAGAGCATGATGTCGAAATAATCTTCGTGAATGACGGAAGCACAGACAGCACAGAAGCAGTAATTCACCTCTTTTCCAATCATGACAAGCTTGTGAAGCATATCTCCTTCACGAGAAATTTTGGCAAGGAACCAGCCCTGTTTGCTGGCCTTGAACGCGCTACCGGAGACGTGGTAATCCCCATCGATGTCGATCTACAGGATCCAATAAAGGTAATCCCCGAGCTCATTGATAAATGGAAGAAAGGGGCGGATGTTGTTCTGGCTAAACGCATAGACCGTAGTTCAGACAGTCATATGAAGCGAGCAACCGCCGAGTGGTTCTATAAGCTTCATAATAAAATAAGCTCGCCTAAGATTGAGGAGAACGTCGGCGACTTCAGACTGATGTCTCGTGAGGTAGTTGAGAATATTAAACTACTTCAGGAGCGCAACCTTTTCATGAAAGGCGTACTTAGTTGGGTCGGCGGAAAAACGGAGGTTGTTGAATACATCCGGGCTGATCGTGTTGCCGGCAAAACTAAATTTAATGGCTGGAAACTCTGGAATCTTGCGCTAGAGGGGATTACAAGCTTCTCCACTTTCCCATTACGTGTTTGGACATACATAGGGCTAGCTGTAGCATCAATGTCTTTCATTTACGGCATTTGGATGATACTTGATACTATATTTTTTGGTAACCCTGTTCGTGGGTACCCATCAATTTTAGTTTCAATTTTGTTTCTTGGTGGAGTTCAACTCATCGGCATTGGAGTGCTCGGAGAGTACATTGGGCGAATTTATATTGAATCCAAAAAAAGGCCACGATACCTTACTAAAGATGGAGTGAAGAAGTAATGAAGGCTTTGGAAAAAAATCGCGAACTTTTCACACCGTTCATTATAATAAGCCTTATGTTTGTAACGCCAATAATATTGGCCAATATATATTATTACGATGATTATGGAAGGTCATTATTAGGATATACAAATTGGAATAAAGTAGATGGGAGGCCTTTAGCAGAAGCAATAATGATTATGCTGATGCAAAGCCTCAGGATGTATGACATATTCCCGCTTCCATTAATTGCAGGGCTGGCGGCGCTTTCGTTAAGCACAAAGTACTTTATTGGGATAATAGACAGCAAAGCATCATGGTATGCTATTCCTATTTTCCTGTCTATTTTGTCCAACCCGTTCATATTAGAGCCATTATCATACAGGTTTGACTCTTTAATATTTCTACTGTCATTAGCTGTAGCGATATCGTATATCTACGAGCCCATAAAAGGCAAGCTTTCTTTTTTGTGGGATTTTATTTGTTCAATGGCTGTTTTGTTTTTATACCAAACATCATTTAACGTAATCCTTTGCATTCTTGCTGTGAGATTTTTACTCAAATGTAATTCCGGGCTTCCTGACTCGCGAATCATTAAGAGCACTCTATTATCGGTCGCAGCTCTATTATTGTCGGCGACATCATTTTCTTTAATTAATAAATATTTCTTCAAGCTTGAGATCAACCCCTATCATCCTAAGGTGGCCAGCGAAAATATTATTGAGAAAGTTTTGTTTAACACTAAAGAGTATCTTGGATTCCTTTCGGATTTCCACCCATTGGGAAGGATAGTTATTTTCTTAATACTATTAATATCTGTTGTATCTTCTGTTATAATCGCTTCTAATGCTAGAACCACTAAAAAAGCATATAAATTAATAGTATATCTTTCAGCATTAATAATGCCATTTTTATGCTTAACGGCTTCTGCTGGGATTCTCCTGATTCTTGACAAGCCTCTACTTGTGCCAAGATCATTGATCGGATTCTCCGGTTTCATGATATTCAGCTGTTCTGCATTTTACTTGTCTTTAAAAAGAAAAGCATTCACACTTATCTTCATCTTGCCATTTATATCTTCTTTACTCACATGTTTCGCTTATGGAAATACTTATAGAGATCAATATAAGATTTACGATGCCATCGCTCAAGATATTATTGTTGACACTCAGAATTACAGCGATAACTCTATCAGTTTCTCTTTTGAGGGGAAGGCGCCAACTTCTGGTATTTACAAGAATTCTGAGCAAAGGCTACCCCTGCTTTCAAAGCTAATGCCAGGTGAGTTTTATAATGGGTGGTGGGCAGTCATGTATATGAAAAAAAATGGATGGGTACAGCATCCATCTTGGTATGACAATGAGGTGCATCCAAATGCGCAAACATTGGCTTGCCGGTCATTGCCCATTGCTAAAGCAAAGTATTACTACCTATTTAAAGAGGGTAATTTAATTATAATAGATTTCAATAAATCCAACTGCGACAAATAACATCGGAAAGGCACAGATAGTGCCTTTTTTAAAAGAAAAGACTTTCAGTTAATTATGAAAATTGTAACAAATAACCAAAGCCATTTAATCCATAACTTAAAATGGATTATTTGGCCACGTAATATCAGGAGCCGCAGATGGATCGATTCGATTCAGAAAGACTCGGTATTTCTTCCACTGAGCTAACTGAGCTTTCTCGTCATCAGTGGCAATTTCTAGATCGACTGCGTCCTGCAGTGGGGCAATTTTATTGCCAGCTTCGTTCATCAGGAATGCCTTTTCCGCCTCTGCATTATTTACCAACTGCTCCTGGCTGAGTGGTGGAGTATCGACCCAGCATGGATTACCTTTCCCGTCAGAACCAATCATTTTCCCTTCAGGTGGTTGCTCATTAAAGTGGGCATAAACCTCATCGCTCACTTCAATGTAATTATCTGGCCATGTCCCAGCAGCCTCAAAAACATGTTTATCAGAAACAAAGTAAAAAGCGTTTTCAATTGGTGGGTTATAATTTTCATTCAGAGTAGAAAATATATAGTTGCTCATGTTAATATCCTATTGCGAAAAATGAAACAGCCCCAGCAAGATAACTTACTCCACCACCAAGCACGGACCTCATCTGGGCTGCAGCGTACTGATTAGTTGTATACTGCATTGTAGGCCAGACAGTGGATGTCTGATTTGCATTGGAGGTTGGCGCCCTGTCTGCAGCCCATGCGAAAAGGACGGCGTTTGGGAATGGCTGGTCAAATGGCTGGAAGAAATATCCATTATTATCTGCATTACCATTTACAACTTTGAGTATAAAGCCGTTTGGTAGTTGTAATGTAATTTTCCTGTTAGAGATATCCGTCCCAGAGCGATTAAATATAAAGCTGCTCATGTCAGGAATTTGATTGGCTCCTGTTCCTACGCCTCGCTTTGAGGCGGTGCCTAAGGATAAATTAGTTGTGATAGCGCTGATGAAGTTATTCAATAATGTCGTGATATTGCCATTATCCAGGGCATCAATACTGGCCTGAGAAATAAACTGCCCTATTACCGCAGCCATCGTTGATGACTGTCTCAGAGCTTTGTTTATTTGTGAAGAGCTCGCTTTTCCTGACTGGAAGCCAGTAAGTAAAGCCGCAAGCGCTTCATAATCAGACTGGCTTGTAACATTAGCTGCAGGACCAGTGGCAAAGGGTTTAAAGTCGTTTGTAGCCATTAGAGTGTTTTCTCCCATGCACCGTCTTCAAATCCGGCGATATATTCGTTATTCATATCAAACCCAAAGAACCTCTTTCCTTCTGAAGGAGTTTCAATCGATGGCGTTTGAATATCTCCAGCCCATACACCGGCTGCTTTTACTGTTAGATATCCTTGTTTGATTGCCGCTAGAATCTCTTTTGAAACCAGTGAGATATCTTCCTCAGGAAAAACCCATACGGATATGGTCATGTCCTGATTGTCGACGATTTGCATTCTCAGGCCGGAACCATCAAGCGCGGTTTCCAGAATCGCCGGCAGCGAGTCGTTTTGCCCGTCCCAGCTGTTGATGGCTATTTTCGCTTTCAGGATGACCCGATAAGTGTCATCGCTGAGGCTTGTGAACCCAGCGTCAGGGTCAAAAGGCCCCTGCCAGACGCCCTGGTCCCAGCCAAGCCCATCGGTATCAAATGAAAAGTAAACACCGCTGATGGGCTGGCTGACGACTCGCGTACGTCCAATCCACTCTCCCAGCACATCCAGCTGCACGCCGACTGCGCTGTCAATGTCGAAGGCAGTGAGCAGGTTTTGTAGTGCTGTGGAGGTATCGGTAAGCGGTCGCGTTGACAGGTCGACGTGATCGACAAACAGAGGCTTCCCTCTGTGGTAGTTGGAAATCAGGTCAGTGTATTTGCTCATGACGTCACCGTGAGCGCGATATTCGCTGTGCTGCAGGAGGCTGACTCGTTAAAGGCGATGACGACATTTGAAGCCGCTACCGATCCGGCCGATTTGCCAATAGCCAGCGCGTTAATGTCATAATATTTCGCGTTGCCGCCGCTCACGACACCGAGGTTTGCCGGTGAATAGATGCGGCTTAACAGGACGTCATCGCCAATTGTCAGGCTGTTGATGTAATCGGCAATCGCCTGCTTAATCTGCTCGCCGATCTGAGTGGTGTAACCGGTGAAGACCTTCAGAGTTATGGCGACATAGATCGGAACATCTGTTGATCGTGAGAAGCTGATTGCGTGCGGATTATCGTATTTATCCGGCACAGTGACGGTCGTCGAGCCGAACGTGGCAACACCCTGGCCTTTTTTGCCACGGATAGTCTGAGCAATCTCCGTAACGTCCCCACCGTCTACTATCGCCGCTAAGGAGTGTGCAGGAATGCCGTCACTGTTCACTGCTCCGGTATCATTCTCATAAAGCTTGTGACGAGTTACGCCTGTTACGTTGGCGATCGCTCCATCAACAGCATCAAACGGTGTCAGCGCAGGAATAGCTACGCTCTGAGCCTGCCGCATACGAAGCTGGGCATCAGTCTCCGCTGCGGATCCTACGGTCGCCGCGCTGGCATTCGATACCGCAGTCCACCCACGCGTCGGCGTATTGATTTTAGTGATGCTGCCCGCGACCGCCGCAACTGCACCGGATGTTGCGCAGGTGGCAGTAACGGTAACCGATCCGTCGACATCGATAGTCACGCTCGCCGGGAGGTTCCAGATGATGCCGTTTGCATCCTTTACGGAGCCATTGGTAATTGTCGTTCCGGCCGTACCGATGAGCGTCACGTCAACCGTGGAATTAGTGGCCGCCTTGCGTGTGATGCCGTTAATTTTAACGTTTCGTGTCAGGGCGTCAGTCATGCCTGATGACGGTGAAAACGAGTTGTAGACTTGAATCGCCATGTTGTTGGCATCGTGCACCGCCAGCGCCACAAGCGCGACCATCTGCCCGTCTTTACTGTCCGGATCAAGATAGGCATCGGTGCCGTAAATCTGCTGGAAATATTCGGTGATAGTGCTCAGGATTGTCTGGTAATCAGGCGCACTTATCCCTGAGGCGGTCACCGTAGCGGAGAGCCCCAGCGTATCTAAATTGAGAGCCATTACGCCTCGCTTGTGACTGTCGTCGTTCCGTAGATTGTGTCGATCGTCGCGGTAAACACTACGCGGCGGGATGAGGTATTCAGCGTCGTATCGAACGACCTGATAGAGTTAACGCCTCGCGTCTCAAGGATGCGCTGGCGGATGGCGAGGTTGTAGGTTTCAGGCTTCTGCTTACCCAGCACAGACTGAATCCACGGTGTTCCCTCTGTGGTGTCGAGAAACCATTGCCCGTACCAAAGCAGGAACCGCGTTTTAACCGCCTGCGCCACAGTTTCCGGTGAGTTAATCAGCCAGGTGTCATCGCCCTGCCCGAAGGTGTAATCACCATCTTCATCTTCGCGTCTGTATCGCATCAGTTCACCTTGCCAGAATTGCCAGTGCCAGACTGCACGCCGTTATGGGTATGTTGGTCGCTGATGTCTTTGCCGTTGGATTTGAGGGACCCTATAAACTCGATGGCGCCCGTAATTTTCGCCGCGGTTCCGGTTGCCAAACTGCCGACCATACCGCCCAACCATGTCAGCAGACCGTTGATGGTTACAGCAGCGCTAAATTTAGCGAGCGGTGTTGTCACGTTCAGTCCGCCAGGTGCCACGATGTTCACTGCATGGCTTTTGGGGTCCAGCTCGATATAAGCCGCGCCGTCATCCGTTCGCATCTGAAGCGTCGAGGTGCTGATATTGCCTATCACCTCCGCCTGCGACTGCGGGCCGATGAATGCAAAGGCGTCCGAAAGGTCATGCTGCCGAGGATCAACCGGCTCCTGCACGCCGCCGTTCTGCCACCAGAAGTCGATGCAGCGATCGGAAAACACCACCAGGCATTCGTCACCTGCTTTCACAGGAAAGGTGATAGTGCAGCCACCACCACGCGGAAAAACCACCGGCACGTCGACGAGCAGCGGCAACGGCGCAGAATTAAACTGACCTGCCTCATCAGCGACCTGACCTGATATGGCCGGCTGAACAGTGCAGGTGCATGCCATTGGATCAAACGACTGGATGATACCGGGCATGGATACGCGCAGCATGGAGAAGATGGTGTCAGACAGCACCTTCATCGCCTGCTGTTCGCCGCCTGCCAGCGACTGAGGATTGACTGACATGTTTACTCCGGGCAATAAAAAACCCGCCGAAGCGGGTCAGAATTTTGCTAAAGGTATGCAACGGCAGTGACCGTTTGGGCAGCTCTTACCTTCTCCGGGATGGCCGGTAGGCGGTGGGTTATCCCAGCTGAATGTCTTACCGTTATTCTTTGCGCATTCAGGGCATGTTTTTTCATCACTACATGTAAGCCAGGTGTAGCGTTTAACCCCCATCCTTGTTTGCTTTATTTTTTCAACCCGCGAATAGGCTTTACTTCTTTCAGCTAATTTTTCTGAAAATTTAACGTTATCTAGCTTTATTTCTTCTTTGCTTCTTCTTTTGCCGTTGGCGGGCTTTGTTTTCGAGCGTTTAACCCGCTCGTTGTATTTATATGAGTTGACTATTTTATCTTCCTTTGCCTTTTTTATTTTTTTTGCAAAAAAGAAAATAACTACCATTATCATTATTAGAATAAAAAACGACATTATTTGACCCTAGCGCAATCGAAAGTGCCGAATTCACGCGGCTGATCCATGTTGCTGCGGATCACTTCAACATTCAGGATAGCTTTTCCATTTCGCTTAATGTAGTCCATACCAAGCAAACCTGGCGCATCGGCGCGTTTTAACATCCACTGATATTGAATGTTCGAGTAATCATCCTTTTCGCCGAGAAAGGTCACTTTTTGACTTTCAGGACGAGCATCATTTATGTGGGCAAAGCCATCATCGCTTGATGAGATTACGAACGGCCCACACTTCATGAGTGGCTTAGAGTCAGCCATAGCACCGGCAGATAATGCCAATCCAGTTACGGCAATGAACAATAACTTCATTATGTAGAAACACCTCTGCTTATCGCGCTCGAAGTCTGAAGGTCAGCAGACCCGCGCGCTATGCACATCAGATCCATGTACCATGGCTGACCTCTGGTATCGCCAGTATAATCTATAGACGATACGATATACACGCCATCAGCCGCAATACTTGCAGGTTGTTGCAGTGTCCCGTTTACGCTCAGGTTGCCGTTCGTGTTATTTTCGCTGGCTCTACCCGGTAGAGCTTTAACCTCGTCTGCCGATAAACTTGTCCGATACACCGACGCCTGATCAATCTGCACCAGGCCCTTCAGCCGGATGTTGGGGTTTATCAGGCACCGCACGTTCACGCCAGCGCCCATCGTCTGCTGCGGCATCCCGATAAGACCGGTCTGGCTGTTCAGCACAATCGCTTCCTGAACGTACTTATCGATGGGCACCATCTGAGCCTGACCATCGACGAGCTGCCAGGTCGCTCCACACTGCGCGGCCACGTTATCCATAACATCGCGCGTTGACTGATAAAGCACTCGTCCGCGCGGGAATACCGTTACAGGCGTGTCTCCGGTGACTCCCTTTGTCACGCCATACGGGCTAAAGCTATCCATGGCAGCAGAGTGAACATCTGCAACTGTGTAGCCTGCAGCGAGCGTCGTGGTCACGCTGGCGTTCATAAAGGCCTGATGCCCGTCGATCGCCTGAATAAGTACCCAGGTGTCGGTCGGATTATCGCGGCCGGTTACAGTAAAGCGAATTTCACCGCTGAAGATTTCCCCGAAGTTCGTACCATTTGTCTGGCCGACTTTCGACGGGTCTATTTCCGTTGCCACGCCGATCTGGCTACTGTCTACCGCCGCCGGCATGCCGTCATAGCCCGCGATGATCTTAATCTTCGCGAACTCTTTTCCCAGAATACGGCTGCAGGTGTCTTTGGAAAGGTTATAAATCTTCACCATCGCAACGCGCGGCCAGCGGGTATCAGTCCACTCAATGCGGAATGTCACCTTGAAGTCACTCAGGCTAATGCCTTCACCACTTTCTGACAGAATTTGCAGCTCGAAGTGGCGCATCCAGTTCTGTGACATATTTACTCCGTTACGGCCCAGAGATGGCTGCTTATGCCTAAGTCGGTTTTAGTGGGGTAGTCCTGCGTCGGATCATCGCAAAGCACCACGAGCCCGAAGCCGAGTTCGAGATAAGAAAATGACGCCAGCAGGTTAGCGCCCGTAACCAGAGGAATGCCGGTCACAATGCCTGCGCCGCTGCTGTCGAGTAGATCCATCACCCAGCCTGCGGCGTCACGCCATATTGTTCTTATCGAGTAATTAACCCCGTTTATCGCCACGGCGAATTGCTGGTTATCAGGTGACAGGGGGATTTCACTGGCCTGCATCGTGTCTCCTTAAAACAGGTCGGATAGCTTCGATAAAATCGACTGGCTGCCGGTGGGCTTCGTCGACTTAACGCCGGAGTTTTGCACTGCTGACGTACTCACGCCCTGCGACATGTCAGCCTTATCTGCCACCGATATCGTCTGCGTTGAAGAGATGATCACCCCGCGCAACGTTAGCGTCGCCATCAGCACATTTTCCGATGTACGGTCAGTCGTTACATCCAGCACGCGGATCAGCATGTTGGTGTAGAGGCGCTTGCCGGTTACCACGTCAAACGGCACGCGGCTTTCCTGCAGGTCGATGAGCTGCTGATAAACCTCTTTCGGGCTAAGGCCAAGGCTGAGCCCAATCGAGGAAGTATCGAGGAGATCCAGCAACGAACCGCCGCCAGAAAAACCCACCTCCATCACCAGCTCGGGCGGCCTTTTAAACGCATGGTCAGCAACTGGAGCGTCCTTTTCTACGGGATGCTCTGTGATTTCCAGCGTGTCGCTGTGTTTTTCGGTAATCACCACGTCCGGCACTATCAGTCCGATTTTCCGGCTCTGCTGTGAAAACAGCGTAGAAAGAATGTCCATCAGCGCGGCCCCGTTCCAAGTGCTTGTGAAAAGCGTGAGTTCACCGCCATTTGCTTGTCGGCGACTTCGCTGGCGGCCCTGCTGGGGTCGTTAACTCCATGGATATGGATGTTAGTTTCCTGGCTGATCTGCGCGCCGCTGGACGGCATATTGCTGAGAACTCGCGGAATATAATTCCGGGTTTCCTCAGGCATTAGCGCCATGCCATGCTTCTGCACGTTACCGATGCCCCAGTTATAAGACGCAAGCGTTTTGGGAAGGTCACCGTTATTAGCCTTCAAGAGCTGAGCGAGATATTTCGCTGCAGCCTGGGCGGACTTAACCGGGTCAAATGCATCGGTGCCGCGCAGCCCCAAATCCTTAGCCGTGCCGGGCATCAGCTGAAACAGTCCCTGCGCGCCGGCGCCAGACATCGCATTGGGGTTGCCAGCAGACTCGGTGATCGCAACGCTGCGCAGCAAACCTTCAGGTAAGCGATAAACCTGCTCGAGCTTGTCCAGAGTGGGTTTCATCCAGCCGAGCAACGCAGCCCCGTCTTTCGTCGGCTTTGGCACTGCAGAGCCAAGCCCTCTCACCCACTGGCCGATGCTTCTGGGGTCGAACCCTGTTTTGCTCTTCAGCCACTCAGCGGCATTATCCGCACTGGCGGACACTGCAGGTAACGCGTCCGGATTACCCTGCCCCTGATTTATCAGCTCGCGCCCGATCATGTAGGCATCTTTCCATCTGCCGTCTTTAATGGCGTTGAGCAGGCGCGCTATCCCGTCCAGCATTTTGGACAGCTCGCCAAGGTTTTCCATGAGGTTGCTCATGTCCCATTTGGCTGTCCATGTCTGCGGGTCGATGCCAAGCAGTCGCATAACGGCATCTTTCAGATCGTCGACGCCTTTAATGGCGCCCTTAATCTGCGGCTCCCACTTTTTCCAGTCGATGAGTGACTGGCCGCCTTCCTTCCACGTTTTGTAATCGTCGTAAAGCGCCAAAATGGCAAGGCTAAGGGAGGTGATCATACCTATCGGCGACATCACGAACGCGCCATTATGGATGCGCCAGGCGATAACGAGCGCGCCGAATACCTCGATAAGGCGCTGCGTTGACTTGTCCAGTGATGACCACCACTGCATGATGTCGCCGCCGGCCTGAATCAGCCGATACACGACACGCCCTATTACCTCAGCGAGCCACAGGACGCCTTTCACGCCGCTGGTAATCGTCTGCTCAATCTTCGGGAAGTTGTCGACGATTTGCTTGCGCAGGGTTTCGATAGAACCCGAAAGCCCTTCCGCCAGGTTAGAGCCGATCTTGTCGCGCGCCATCCCCGCCATCTGGCCGAATGCCCGCAGAGAAGTCATGAAGCGATTGGAGCTCGCAGCAGCCTGGTCAGCATTGAAGCCGATAGCTTTCGCCATTTGCGTATACTGCGCGCCAAACTGGCCCATCCCGCGGCGCATTGCCATAAGGGTGTTTTCATCAATGCCCAGCATCTGCGCGTATTGATTCGCGCGATAGTAAGGCATTTTGCTGAGCTGCTGGCCGACGCCGGTAAAGATGGACGCCATGTCGCGCATATTGCCGCTGGCGTCACGTGTCTGCACACCCAGGCGATTCAGGAAACCTTCGGCACCGGGATTATTACGCATAAAGCGCGACAGGCTTTCCAGTGAACCGCGCGCGGCTTCTGCACTCGACCCGGCCTGAGCCGCTGCATAGCCAATTGCCTGAATGCCCGCGACCGTTGCGCCTGTGCGCTGAGATGCCCAGTAAAGCTGGTCGAGGCCGCTGGCGATTTTCGCAGTAAAGGCAACTACGGAAATCGCTGCAGCTTCAACGGCAACACCCAGCTTCATTGCCTGCGCGGTTGTGCCGGCGATAACCGTATCAAATTTGCGAGCACCAGCCTCGTCAACCTGAAAGCCGAGGCTTACCAGAAAGTCCTTGATAGTCTCAGCGTTCATTTGCCTCTCTCCAGCGCTCTATGCGGTTATTGTTGTCTGCCTTCAGGTCGAGCCAGTCATTCATTCGGGCAATGTCTGCCAGGTCTACCGAACCATCCTTCAGGGCTGAATAGCTGATGTACCCGGCATCAACCGGGCGCATCAGAAAATCTTCGCCATCAGGAAGTGACTCCAGTGTCAAGCCGCTGGCGGGGGCGCAGTCTCGCTGGCGGGGAGTGCGGGCAAAAAATTTCCCAGGCTGTCGCCTACCACCCGACCAACCATCTGCAGCATGCTCATCAGATCGATGTCGTCGAACATCAGCGTTCCCTGTGTCATGACAGGCGCCCAGGTGTTGCCGTTTTTGCGGGAAACCACCGACAGACAGGGGAAGATGATCGCGTTGGTATCTTCTTCGGACATGTCCGCCAGAGAATCAGCGATTTTTGGCAACGCGGTTTCCATCGCCTTATAAACGTCGCCGCCTTCTGCTGCTGCTTTGATGCCCTGAAAGTCAGCCAGCATCCCGGCCAGAACCGGAAGCAGTTTGCGGGAAACCTTGAGCTGATCGAATACGCTGAGCTTTGCCGTGCGGTACTGCACGCCTTTGATTTCAAATTCCATGTTTTAAAATTCTCCCAGCACTTCGTCGACTTTCCCGCCATCGAATACCCATGCGACCATGCCCGCAACTTTTGGGTTATTCCAGTCAGGCTGCTTTTGAAATGCTGCTGCGCGGACTGTAACGATGTCGCCTGAGGCTTTATTGCGGAGTACAAAAACGTTATTTCCCCACAACGCTGAGGACTGGCTCTGAGCGTTGTACATCAGAGAAAGCTTTTTGTTCACTGGGGAGGTTTTTTGCAGGTTGACCGTGACAGTCCCGGATTTACCGGCGTGGAGGCTGTGCATCACCTCGCCATCAGCGCCGATCGTCATGGTGTTTTTGGATTCCGTCATGGTGACGGTAATGCCTTCCTCGGAGTTAGCAGAGCCGTATCCGAGGTCAACAGAGCCTGTCGGGCCGGTCATGGACGCGGTGATGTCCATAAAGGAGTAAGTCGCCATTTATGTCCCCTTAGCGAACAACGTTGATCTGAACATCGGCGTAGTGAACTGCGCCGGCCAGTTTGATTGCTGCCTGGATAAGCGGTGCTTTGCGAGCCTCGCGATCGGCTTGGGCCTGAGAAGAGAGCGGCTGTGCATAGACGTAATAGCCTTTCGTCAGCGTGTCGCCTGCAGTGATTTGCCCGATGTCGCCGCCATTCCATACGCCCGGCGCTACCAGACCATTCGATACTGCCTGATCCAGCGACTGCTCGACGTTCGACAGCAGGCGGGTAACACCGGCCTCAGTCTGCGGAATTTTCGTGGTAGAGGTGTACAGCGCGTTAAAGAGGTTGGTCTGCACATAGTTCTGCAGCCAGTCCAGGCCATGGCGCTCATCGAAGAAATCGCCGTTGGACATTACACCCTGCTGCAGGATTGCCGTGTCGTTCGCGTAATAAACATAAACGTTCGCATTTTTCGCATCGACAGCTGCCGCCTGCGCGCTGGTCAGGGTTTCATACGTCACGCCCGGCTCGGTTTTGAACTTCAGCGTGATCGTGGTGTTGTTGCCGGTGAAGTTGACGGTAAACGCGCGGCCAAATGCTGACAATGCTGCATATTTGCTCTTCGTCGAATACTGAACAAAAGTGCGGCCGTAGCCAGCGGCTTTGAGCGTTGAGGCGATGTCAGTGGTCGAGGCTGAGTCGATAATGCCGGAATCGTCGGACGTTACGGCAAACACGCGGCTGAGGCTTGATGCCTGAATAGCGGCGGCAGTCGCGGTTATTTCCGCTGCGGTGAGGTCTTCATCGTCGGCAATGCCCAGACCATACCAGTTGGTGAACTGCAGCACGGCGGTGATAGCCTGCGCCAGTGTCTCCACGCTGCCGGATTCAGCCGTCGCCAGGGTTTTAGCCCAGCGCCCAACATAAACTTGTGTCGGCTGCGGAGACTGCGAAAAGTACACCAGCGCGGCAGCATATTCCGGGCTGTCCTCGCCAAAGTCGGCGCCGATCTCTTCCGAGCCGGTATACAGGCGAATGCGTTCTGACACAGGGATAACCGTGGATGTGCCGAGAATGAGCAGTGAACCGAAATTACGACCCGTCGCCGCAGTGGGCGACATGATCACGTCAACGTTCACAACGTTGGATACAGGTAAGCCCTGTGCCATAAGTTAATCTCCAAAGAATGATACTGGCGCGCTGACCAGAGATTTGATGCCGTAATCGCGGATAACTTTGCGGCGCAGGCGCACGGTGATGTCGTACCGGCGCACCCACTGGTTATTGATAAGCTCGGGGAAAGCAGTCAGTTCACTGTAATCAGCGAGTGACAGCTCATTCTGTTTGAGGGTTTCGTTGTTTTGCTCGATGGTCAGCCCGTCACGGAACAGCGTCGCTATAGACTGGCTCTGCGGGCCATAAAACGAGGCGAGCGTTTCGATCACCTCATGGCGCCACAGCTGATTACTGTCATCGGTCTGCCGGACAAATGCGGGGCCATCGTCAGCAGTGAAGCCGATAATGCCGAATCCGCACCAGTTCACGTCCGCTGCAGGAATTGCTGCCTGAGTCGCTGTCCAGCGCGGGCGAACCATCCCGGCCGGCAGGCCCGATAATGCCCGCACCCACTGGCTGAGCTCACGCTCCAGCGTTTCGTCATACGCCTGCGGCGCGCTGACGGGGGTCAGATACCCGGCTGATGTGCTGCTGTTACTCACGTGGGCCTCCATCAAACGGCTGCAGTTCACAGTGCGCCTGGACGAAACCGCCGCCGTAAGCCGTGTACGGATCGACAAAGGTCACGCGATAGTCGCGGCCGCGATAAGTCACGATGTCGGCATCAATGCCGGTGTTGCCGCTGCTCAGGCGGTAGGTGGTTATAATCAGGATTGCGCCATTAATCACCTGACCGGCCTGCATGCGCCGGGCTTCCAGTGAACGGTCAACCGTCACTACGCCGCCAAACGATGTCTCTGTAGTGGTGTTTTTGGGAAAGCCATCATCATCGACCGTCTGCTCATTGCGCTTTACCACGAGCGTCGTATCGAGAAATTCAGGCGACAGCAGAACGTCAGTTACATCAAGTGTCGGCATCTTTATCCCTCACAACGTGCGTGATTGAGCGGCGGTATTCGCCGGTGTCGATGAGTGGCTTATTACCAGTGCGGCCCCGGCGCAGACGGTTGGCGATCGTGGCGTCAGCCAGGGGAGTGAATCCAGTAATGGTGATGTACCGCTTCACCCCGTTGGCTGCCACCGTTCCGGCGCGGTCGAGGGACGTCACTGCCCCTTCCGCATTACCTTCCAGCGCCTTCTGCGCGGCCGCCTTCAGGTGAGGCATGAAATCCTGCTCGACCGACTTCACGCCGGGCTTGAGATGGGGCCGCGGCGGAATGTTCTGCGCCGGCGACCCGTTCTCGTTGATGTAGCCGATCGCCGCATTCCCGATGTCGCCATCATCGCGCTCGTCTTTCGACTCCGGGATGCCCACCAGAACATCCTTGTGAGCGAGGGTTTTAAGGGCGTCCAGAATGCTTTGCGCCGTGTCGGCGCGAATGGTCAGGCCTGATTTCATAGCTGAACACCGCCATACCCGAAGAGCATCAGCAGCTGCCAGAACTCCGCGCCGTAACGGGAGAAGTTCCAGAAGCCCGCATCAGCATTGAGCGTCGCGCTGTTGTCGTAGCTCACGCTGACTTTATCCACCGACTTGGACGCAACCACACCGCTCGTTGTGCCACCAGCACCACCCAGCGCGCCGGCCGCCGTATCTGCGGCATTCAGCACCATGTAATGCGCGACAAACAGCTCTGCCAGATAAGGGAACATGTTCCCCATGGCGGAGCCGTCAATCAGCATGTCTGCGAGGTTAAGTCGGAACTCGATTACTGCGTCGGGATATTTGGTGTCGTCACTGAACTGCGGGAAGTCGCGGCGAAAATCACTTACTGTCGGCAGATTTCGGTTTCTTGCCATCAGCATTACCTTCCGTTACCGGTTCAGTTACGGGCGCCTGCAGGGCTGCCAGCTGCGCGGTCAGGTCGGCGATGGTCTGGTCTTTCTCCGCTACCGACTGCTGCAGCTCGCCATGGGCTTTGTTTTTCTCTTCCAGCTGCGCGGTCAGGCTGTCGATTTGTGCCTGAAACTCTTTGGTGTCAGCGCTGGCTTTCGCCTTGCCGGTAACGTCAGAGTGCGCGGTAACAAACCAGTGATCGGCAACCTTGTCATCAACGGTATGCTCGCCGGCCTCAAAGCGCTGGCTGGTGCCATCTTCAGAGGTGAAGTTAAACGGGGTATGGACGCGAATCGTCTTCTTAGCCATTTGCTGCTCCTTTTGGCCCCTTGCGGGGCCGGATTGGTTAGATGCCGTCCAGATACGCCATGGTTTCCGGGTACGGAGACTCAACTGCGCCCAGCTTGCCGTAGTAGGTGGTCAGCTGGTAAATGCCGCGATACTGCACCGGCACGCTCAGCAGCGGAACCATAGGGAAGCGCACAAACTTCTTGTCATTGGTGTAAGCCATCATGCGGTCAGTGCCACCGGTGCCTGCACCTTTCAGCCATTTCACCGCGCGGATGTTCAGCGGTACGCCGTTCTGATGGAAGGCGATCGTGTTTTCGCGCAGGTAGGTCAGCAGGGACTGATTACCGGCTGAGGAAACGATGATGCTGGACAGCAGAGCGAACTGCTCAGGCGGCAGCAGCAGGTCGCGCGGGACGATGGTGTAACCAGATGCAGCCCAAGCGTTGGAGAGCAGCAGGTTGATTGACGCCCGGATTTCGTCCGGCGTGGACGTTGCCCACGTCTTCGGAGCGTTAGTAACTGCTGCGCCGTTGTAGTTGACGAGGCCTTTCACGCCCAGCTGGCTGTCACCGCGATAAACCTGCTCGTCGGTGTCCATATTCCATTTCAACTGCATCGCATCGTATTTTTGCGTGTCGATCGGGCGACCAACTTTAGCAGCGGCGGCCAGCTCGACAACGGTCCAGCCCAGCTCCATGCCCCACAGGGTCAGCGGGAAGCCGGTTTTTGCGATGTCAACGTTCGGGCCAGCAATGGCGGTGGAGTCTTTACCGATCCAGTTTTTGCCGTTCGGGTTCGGCGTACCTGCAGCAGCAAAGGTGGAGTTGGTGAAAGAACTGATGTCATCGGCGATCGACACGTCTTCGCGTAGCTGAATATCGCGCGACCACGTGTAACCGACCAGCGGCATGTTCAGTTCCTGATCGAGGCGCTCAAGCTCGCCAACAAGGAAAGCGCCAGTGCCGTCGAGAGTGGCTTGGTCAAAAGTGTACATATTTAGCGTTTCCCTTAGATGTTGTATGCGATTTCAGCGTTGCCAGCGGCATCGCCTGCGCCAGTGAAAACGGCGTTCGGCAGCACGACAGTTTCGTCGGTGACAGCCGCGCCCAGAATTGCGCCCAGTGGGCTGGCGTCGGTCGGGTTGGCGTTACGCACATAAACCGGCGCGCCTTTGGTCAGGCCGACTGCAGTGCTGCCGATGTTCACGGTCATGTAACCGCGCTTCATCACGTCACCAGTGAAATTGGCATTTGCGCCAACCTGTCGCGCCATGTCTGGCGTTGACGTGGTCGGGTACGGGCGGACGTACAGGCCGGTGATTACCGTCGCGGCGTCAGAAGCTGTCAGCGGGACGAACTTGCCGTCTGCGCTGTCTTTGCCTGCCAGGCCGTACTGGCTAAAAATGTTCGCGGCATTGAGGATCACCGGCTCGGTGGTCAGGTCTTGCGGGCGTGAGATAGCCCCGGCGATGCCGACTGGCATCCGGTACAGGTATGCAACCATGGGTTTTTCCCTTATTTATTCCAGTGGGCGGCGAATGCCTTGTTCAGAGCAGCCGGAGAGTTTTTGTTGGATGAGTCGTAAAACGATGCACGCGACGCAGTAGCTGGCGCACTGTTACGCGCTTTGGCGATTTCGCTGGCGGATACAAATACCGCGTCCAGCGTTGCCTTCGGCATTTTGGCGAAGTCTGGCGAAGCGCCTACCAGCGGAGCCAGCAGCGCCTGACCTTCCGGCGTTTTGAATGCTGCGTCCATAGTGGAGCGTTTAAACGCTGCCAGTTTGCCGCCTTCCGGCAGCTTCACGCCCGGCAGGATGAGCTCGGCACGCGCTACGACGCCCTGATGGTAAGCAGCATCGGTAGTCGCGCGGGTTTTCTCTTCCTTCTCCTCCGGATCGTCGCTGTCGACGGTCGCCGTAGAAGTCGGGTTGATCAGCTGCTGAACCAGAATCGCCAGTGCGTCGACTTTCGCTTCAAGCTCGCTGTTAGTCTGCGAGCCGCCTTCACCATCTTCATCAGTGGTCAGGCCGCCAAGCTCTTTATTCGGCGGCAGCGGCTGCGCGGGGTTGATAGTGATGTTTACTGCCCGCGCCAAATCAAGGCTTGGCTCGACCAGTTCTGATGGCGCGTTATCAACCAGATCAGCCAGGCTATCGGCATCCTTGGTTTTAATCGCCCGCTTCAGCTGGCTAAACCAGCCCTGATTTTTGGTAGTCATGAATGAGCTATCTCCAATTGAACAACGAATACCCGCACGGCCGTTAGGAACGCCCGCACAGTGGTTACCGATAATTGAGTGCTGTCGCGCCTGACCCGGCCCCTTCTGCTCGTAGTCAGCGTCGTAGCCCATAGAAATCTGCTCGAGGCCGTTCATTACCTGCTGGATGGCTTCGGCGGTTTTGATATGAATGTCACCCAACATCAAATCTGACTGGTCGCCGGTGCCGCGGCGGACATTCTGGATATGCCCGTGGGCGTAGTCTTTCCAGTTGCCCGGATTGACCATGTCTTTCGGGTGGCCAAGCGTAAAGGCCATGCCTTCGAAGGAGGCGAGTGTTTCAGGCCGGAACACCTCGTCAGCGTCGCGGGTGACGACGATCTCGCCATCCTCATCGCCGATTAGCCCTTCCAGTTCGCTTTCGTCGTAGACCTGCGCGCCGGTACGTGCGATCGGCACGTCTTTGCACAGCAGCGAGCCATCGGCCATCTCAAAGCGAGTGTTGCCGAGGCGGGTTGTGTAGAAATATTGCATAGTGGCACCTAATTTTATGCAATAAAAAACCCGGCAAAGCCGGGTCACATTGATAGTGTTTTAAGGTCGGTAGGATGAATTGGGGGTATCATCGTCTTCCGGAGGATTCATTTGCTCGATTAAATCCAACATGCCTTCCTCGTCGACTATGGTATTAAACTCTGTAGCCAAACAACTTTGATTTCCAAGGCAATATTTTAATAACACTTCTAGAATACCGTGCTCAATCCATGCATTGTTTGGATGTATAAATGATTTAATTTTCCCGTCAATATCAAATACCGGCTTTACTGGTAATTTCGTACCGTCATCAAACTCAAATTCCCAAATGCCACTAACAACTTTCAATCCAATTATCGCAGCCATAATCCCTCTCATATTTTGGAATATTATTGAACATAGATAATATGCCCTAAAATTCTTTTAATACAACTTCGCAGTAGCAGCGGCAGTTGGGGAACTGGCCAGCGTGGCCGGTCATACCATCCAGCGTGGGCGGTTTTGACCAGTCGACGTACTGACCTTCCATCTGCCTGTGAGAGTGACGCACATCGCTGTCATCAGCCGTTCGCCATATGTAGCCGCGGGAGCCGATAGCGGTTGAGCGCGCCTGGGTGATTGCAGTTGATGCCCGGCCAACTTCAGTACGGGCAATCGTTCGGGCGCGCGCTTCAGTCACTTCGCCGGTGCGCATGATTTCCTGCTTCAGCGTGCTGGATCGCTTACCGGACACCACGGCATCAATCGCCTGATTGTGGATGTCATAAACGCGATCCGCAGCCTGCAGGGGGAGCGATTTGAACAGTTTCACCTGCTCGTCGATGATGTTGCGCGTTACCGCGCCAGTACCGGAGTTCATCAGGTCACGAAACCCGGCAGATATACGCTGTGACCTGTCACGCCACATTGCATCGTCTGCGACTTCCAGCGTGCCTATCAGGCGGCTGGATACGGCCTCAGCCCATGGTTCGATCAGATCGGCATAGCGTTCCAGCCTGTCCATGATGTCGGTGACGCTATCGTTTGAACCATCGTACGAACCCTCGACTATCGCGCCCACCGCCTGCGCTATCTGTCGTAACTGTGTTCCCAATTGCCTCTCGGCGCGCTTCAGGTTCGGTGGTTTCGACGTTATCGAGGTCTTTCTCGCTTGGCGGCGGGAGGTCACTGGCATTATCAATATCCTCATCGCTGATTGTGCCGCCCAGCCCGGTTACACGGGCCGTTTCCTGCAGGTGCTGCGCGCCAGCTTTCTCGGTCATCAGACCTGCATCGACAGCTTTCACCGTGGCATCGACGACCTTATTGGCCGTGTCCGCGCGCTCGCTGTCCGGTGTCTGCCAGAGCTCGTTAAACTCGAAGGTGAAATCATCCGGCAGCGGTGAGGCAAACATGCTCATATGCAGCACTTCAAATAACTTGCGGATTGGCCGGCGAAGTTTGCGCTCCTGCTGCGTCGACACATTGTCGTAATAGTTCGCCAGGTCGGTATCGCCAGTTGAGAAACCAGCCGGAGACTGACCGAACAGGCGGACCAGCGGGATACCGAACGCGCCTGATACCTGCTGACCGAACTGCGCCAGCACATCGCTCAGCCCGGCATACGAATAGGTGTGCGCCTCGAACTTGTCGTCGGCATCCATGATCGTCATGCCTTCGTTGCTCTGGTACTGGCGGATCATGTCCATGTGCGACATCAGACCCTTAAAGGCCGGATTGTCTTTACCCATAGCCAGCAGGGAGCGAAGCCCTTTGATGCTGTAGGTGCGCAGGTGAGCTTTGTAGATGAGCTGCGCCACGCCCTGAGTCGTAGAGTCGAATGCCAGCAGGCGATCGAAGCAGCGCTCGATCACCGACATGCCCCAGTCGTTTTCGGTCAGGCGCTGCTGATATGGCAAAGGGACGCCATCGAAGCGGATTAGCCTGGAATGGTGAATGCGCCACGGCGGGATGCCGGTAGCCGACGTCACGACACGGTAGAACTCTGGCATGCCGAAATCCGGCCCCAGCTCAGTTACGCGCCGCTCAGTGGTTGCGTTAAGCATCCAGCGGTCCATCACCATCACGCCTTTAAATGCGCCCGGTGCGATAGCGTCGATGCGAAGTGGCGTCGAGTAGTTCTGACCGTCAATCAGGATGACGCCTACAGCGCCGCCATAGAGCCGCGCCCACTTCAGCGTGTCGTTGAGCGCTTCCCAAAGCGCCATCTCATCCCATGCGTTATCGAGCTGCTTCTTGCGGCCGTCTTCCAGCTTGGAGGTAATGGTCACGCCCTTGCGAGTCATGTCATCGGGGATAGCATCAACGCCTGCACCCACCAGCCAGGACGACCGGTAAGCCTGCTCAATCAGCAGTCTGTTGCGCGATGTCCAGTTGTTGCGGTAGGTGCCGGCGCCAGACTGGTTCGATTCGTTAACGCCCATGCGGGCGACAAAGTTTTCATAGCTGTCACGCGTCGGTACAGGCTGCGACACGTTTTGTGTTTCGGACATGTTCAGCCTCTGCCAAGTTGCGCCCAGATATCCAGTGATGTTTCCATTGGTGCGTAACTGATCATCACCGAGTCAGCCAGGTTAGGTGATTTAGTACCTTCCGGCTGCTTATCCACGACGATTTTACCCACCCCATTAATGGAATAGGTCGGCTGGGATAGCTCGACGATCAGCTTGTCTTTGTTGGTGATGCTGCTGCTAAGAGAAATGATTTCATCAGGGTTGTATTCCATGCCCTGAACTGCGCGGAAAGTATTGCGAAAAAGTTTTCGAAGGTGCCACCAGCTCTGAGCTTTAGCGTTAGCAAAGAAGTCTTTGTTCAGGCGCGATGGCTGCCCATTATCGCCTTTGACTGCTTCACCATCGGGATCGAACACCGCGCCACTGCCTCGGAAAGGAGTCGCGAGAATATAGGGGCGGCCCTCAGGCTGGCGCAATTCATTAATAGCCTTTGCGTCACCGCGCACGCCAGCGCCCAGACCATCCTCATCGAAGCGGAAAGCTTCAAGATTGTTGTGGTCACACAGGCCAAACACCTTCACAACTGAGCTGTAAATGTCGCTGCCAACCCCAGACCACTCGTCCACTTCTTCAAGCAGAAAGCCGTGGCGGCGTGAAAATGCGTTTTTGTCGCGCCCTTCATCAGCGACATCCATTGCTCCGAGTCGCTGGCCGGTTGGCGTGATGCCCAGTTTGATGTGAGCATCTACAGCTGCCTGTACCCACTCATTCGGGATCAGAACACCTTCAGCTGAAGCGCTGTAATTCAGGTCAAGCTCCTGCGCAACGACAACGGGATTATCGATTTTTGCGCACTCTTTCTGGTACCAGGCATCATCTTTGCGCGGGTCACTGCGCCAGTGGAAAGTGAATACCGGAATGCGGCCGCCGTGGCGTTTCTGCGCGAATGGGTTGGACATGCCGTTAACCGATGAAAGGTCTATACGGCAGCGGGTGGTTTGCGACAGCGCAGCATCAATAAGCAGCGGGCGCTGAAGAAATGCAGCCTCATCCACGAAGTAAAGCGTTGTTCGGTCACCGCGCCCGATGTTGTCGCCCGCTTCACCCTTGAGAACAGCGCCAGTTTCCGGAAACTCTACGCGCATATATGGAGCGTGCTTTCTCTCGTTCCAGTTACCTCGAAACTCAACCGGCAGCGTCTCAACGAATTTGCGTGCTTTCCAGAACAGCGCTTTCGGGTCGCCGGTGCTGTCTACGTACTCCTCTTTACGGGAGCCGAAGCCAATCACCATTTCTTTGTTGAACAGGCAAAGAGAGCAGGCAAGGCCGATTGACGTCCAGCTGAGACCCATCTCACGGCTCTTTTCAGTAATGCCGTTCTCCATGCTGCGACGGCGATCCATTATCCAGTCGATCCACTCTTCCTGCTTCGGGAACAGCAGAAACGGGATTGTTACCGGCAGACCATAATCGAGGTTTCGCGGGTCTGTTGTCATGCCCCAGTCGATAATGAACTGAGCTGGGTTATCCCGGTAAAATGCCTTCAGCGCGGGCAGCATCGATGGGTTGGCGCGGATGCGCTGTAGCCTCTCCATCCGCCACTCAAAAACCTGAGTGTAATCCGGGTTCTTGAAGTCGAAAGGGAATGGTATTGGCATATCTAACCCATGAGTTTTTTATACTGCTCTGCTGCTTCCTGCGGCGTCATGCTGGTAACGTCAACTTTCACCGGCGCGCCATCAGCGCCAGTAATCTCGGTAGATGTCTGCTGCTTGAACGCCTGCACAGTGATGTGATCGCCGATTAGTTTGAGCGAAGCAACAGCGCCTTTGGCATCGAAGCCATAGACCGTTCTGCCCTGCTCGTCCGTAATCTCTTCGCCGCGGCGGTCTGTAAGCGGCTCCACTTCCTGCATGCAGCGCTCGTGGAGTTTTACCGCCTGTCGCAACACGTAATCAGCATCAATATTGGTTCGCTTGAGTCGATCCTGATTTAATTCTGCGATACGCTGCAAAATGTCGTCATTTGTCATCAGGCGGTGTGCTTGGTTGCGTGCTGAACCATCGCTGTACCCCGCCCGAATGGCCGCTTGCGTGGCGTTCAAATCGATGAGGTACTCGCGACAGAACATTTCTTGTTTGTCGGTGAGTGCCATTATGCATTCCTATCTCAGCCGGAAAAAAATAATGAATCCACTTAATACCTATGATGCATCTTCAGTTATTAGTGAATATGAGTTGCAAAAGATTAGAGCTCAAGCTCAACAAAATTTTGCAGTGAGCGGAAATTCCGCCAATGAGTTCCATCTACGATTAACTCAATGGGTTAATGATTTCCATCGGGAACTTGAAGATGAATATGAAGTAGGTGGCCAGCTGGTTACTTTTGGTCAAACACAGACTTTCACCTTTACTAGCATTGGTTACTGGAATCCATCTCTAATCTCATTTAGAGGGGTACGCGAAGACGGAAGTCCAATTGAGCTAGTACAGCATGTATCGCAAATAAGCGTCTTACTGGTGAGAATGAGACGACACAATGTTGATGAGCCTAAGCGACCAATAGGTTTTGCAAGCTGGGATGATTATGATCAGCAAGTTAAAGAGTGGGAAAACCGCTGAGAGGTGCTATTTATCATTTCTCATCATCGGGCGCATTACTTGAATGCGCCCTGCAATAATCACTTCAGGCATTGCTCGTTGATGTACTGCTGCAGCCCGGCTATTTGCTTACCGGCGAGCTCGATTCGACTTCTGAGGGTGAAATAATCCCGTTCAGCGGAGTCAGTAAGTCCGGGGCTGGCTGCATCATCCATGCTGGCGGTGCCGGAGGTGGATTGCTTCATGCAGGTGGCGTTGAGCTGCAGCCGGCGCTTGCCAGAAGCAACATCATCATGCAGCTGATCGATAGTCGCCTGAGCATCGGCTAACTCCTTCGTGTATTTCGCGTCGAGAGCTGCAACGCTTTGCTGCCGGCGCTGCATGTCATTGATGGTTTCCTGTTGCGTTTCTGCCAGGCTCTTTGCTGCCTGGTATTTATCCCTGTAGCTGTCAGCCAGTAAGGCAAACAGACAAAGACATATGCTCAGCATAATGGCCACCAGAGAACGCCAGTTATTTGCCAGCCAGATCATCTGCACTCTCCGCCAGGCACATAGTCCTCTCCATGTCGCGACGATTCATTAACCCGCGCCACTTCTGCCCGCCTGCATATATCCAGCGGCGCAATTCCTCACAGGCGCCATCGACATCACCGGCATTAAGGCGTTTCAGAAGCGTCGATTTAGAGAACGCGCTTGTGCCAACGTTATAGGTGAAGCTGTAAAGTGCAGCGCGCTGATATTCCCCCAGTGGAATTTTGACCATCCCGTCAACCGCCTTCTTTACTGGCTGCAGGTCATTCCACATCAGGCGATCACACTCATGGTCGGTGTATCGCTTACCTTTGATGATGTCGGTTCCGGTGTGACCGTCGCAGACAGTCCAGACGCCAGCCACATCTTTGTAAGGCTCGTATACTCGGCCTTCAACACCATCCTTGCCGCCGAGGAATACCGTAGCGATAGCCATAGCTCCGCCACCCGCGACAGCAATAAGCTTATTGCGCAGGCTGTTTGACATAGCCATGGATTAATCCTCGTTGATGTCTGGTGCAGTGGGCCAGCGCTGAAGGGCTTTGATTTGCGCCAGCGTTGTCTTGCGCTTGTAATACCAGTTGATGCCGAGCGTGAAGAGCGCGACCAGAATACCGGCCAGTACGCCCACAGCACTCCATTCATCGGGACTTAACCGGGTCAGCAGACCATTGGCAATCGTCCCGGCTGACGCGCCATACGCTGCGCCTGAAGCCAGTTTGCTCATATCGATACTCATGTGACCCCCTCGATGAGGGAGCTGGCTCAATTAGGAATTGTCTACTTTCTGAACTGAGCAAGCCCGGTTAGCTTTAATCTTGTCGAGAGAAAAAAGCACCGCCCTGCCGTTGCGTAGTCAACGTTGAAGAATCCGCCTGAGTGCGGATTTTTTTATGGATAAAAATCGCCCGCGAAAGCGCAGGTAAGGGTGTGGGTTATTTTTAATTAGTTACCGTGGCGGCCAGTATATCCAGCGCCTAATTTATTAAGTTCTTCAATTGCTTCACGCCGATAATTAATGGCTAGCCGCCGGGCCTCTTGATCGCCGTATTTCGAGACACCAAAATACTTAACACTTTGTACCCCGCTTAAGGTAGAAACGGCAGCCAGGTACACATCTCTAATTCGGCAGTATCTAACCCCTGATGGGAGGTCTCCGCCTGATTTATCGATTTTATATGCGCGTTTATTCCGGTTATTTACCGCACCATCTACGAGCCTAAGATTGGAGAAGGCATTGTTTAATCCATTGCCGTCAATGTGATCTACTTGCATGCCCGGTTGAATTGGGATGCCTGATACCATTTCATACACGATTCGATGTACGCGATAACCTTTACCCAAAAAACTAACTCGGTAATAGCTGGTTCGGGAATCTACCTGTATATATCCAGCCATATCTCCCGCCTTAACTCCGGCGCGCCTATCAATTTTCCATCTCAATCCGGATTTTGAGGACTCGTCGATCTCAAAATATTTACTCCAAATCAAGTTATTGGCATTCATAGCGTATTCCTTTAGAGACGAACCTGTTGCTCAGAACGCGGGCACCCGAAAGCTCGCCAGCAAGCCAGCGTTCTCAGGTTCGTTTCTGAAGGTCTCGGGGTGATTGGATGCGGGAGCAAACCGCGGGCGAAAAAAGAAAAGGCCCGCCGAAGCGAGCCTTTGTGAATTTTTTACTAAATTTAATGGGTTAGCATTTTTTGCACAAAGGCAAAAATCATGACTGCTAACTTTCACCCGTCAATCCTTGAAAGTTGACAGAGTGAAACTTGAATCTTTACCCGCTTACTGTTGCTTCCCCTTCGGTATGCGGGCTTTTTTTTGGCCCCTGACGCAAATCTCGGTAACTGCCCGCCTGGTCAGCCAGGGAGGTTATATGGCGGGCAAGGCAGGATTCGAACCTGCGACCAATCGGTTAACAGCCGAACGCACAACCGCTGTGCTTCTCACCCAAATTCATTCCAAAAAAAAGCCCCACGGCATTAAACCGCAGGGCTTTTAGTGTCCACTTAGAAACGGCGGACTGCTTTGTTGCCGCTCAACAACAAGACGTAGCTTTCACTGTTAGTGAATCGTATCCCCAGTTTCGGGAAAAGTAAATAGCCTGCGACAAAATAACAGGCGATTTTATTTAACACTATGCAGTGACCTTATTCAGCGCTGCATTGGCCCACGACTCTTCGATCTCCAGCTTACCGATAAGCGTTTCATAGAATGCCTTCACGCTCTTCTTCCACGTGTCCAGGCTGATGGAATCAGTTACCCCACAAACTGCAGCGTGAGCCTCGGTAGACGGGATGCGCTCATACCCCCGACCGCAGCAGCGTTTACAGTCCCCCATCACCGGCACGCCCTGCCGCTCTGACTCTTTGCGCATTACCGCGCGCCCTCGCCCGTTACAGTCCCGGCACGCCGACGATACGACGCCTTTGCCTGCGCATGTTTTGCAGCGCACCCGGACCTGCTCACGCACTTCACGTCGGCCGGCGCCGGACAGCATCGACTTCATCGTCACGACTTCAGCAGCGATAAAGCCGGTGGCGTTGCAGCATTCGCACGGCTTAACGCTGGCGGCGCTGCGGCAGTAATCGAGGTAGGCGTAAGTTGCGAGCACTTGCATCACAGCTGGTTTAATATCGGTTTCAAGCTTGCGAAGGGCGGCAACCCGGTCGCAGGTCTGCAGTGCAAAATCAGTTAACAGGGATACGGCGCGTCGGGCGTCGTTCTCGCTTACTCCCACTTTCCCCATGAAGGCTGCATAACCCAGCGGCGCGCGGCTTTGCGTCATGCCCATGGCAGCTACATAGTCGGTGCCGGTCATCGCGTCGGGCGATGTCTGCGGAGCTGTGCCGCTGAAGTTCTGGCCCTTCGGGAAGTGATATTTAATGGTTGCTTCAAGGCTCATGCTGCTTCGCTCCTCTGCTTGATCAGCTCTCTGGTTTTCTGCCGGTAGTGCGCCGCTAGTTCCTGCAACTCTTCCCGCGTCCACTTATTCAGCTCGTGCGGTCCCATCAGGCGATCGAAAGCAGCCTGGCCGATTTTGGCAATGAGCCGCGGCTTGTACTCGCCAATGTTCCCGGACAGGTACGAGTTGCAGTGCTCACACTGGAGGTGGCAGTTGGTTTCGTCATAGCGGGTTTCTTTGCTGGCGCCCACGGTTCGGAAATGGCCGGCATTCATCTTGGCGCCCGTATCGCGCCCACAGCTGATACACGGCTGCCCGGCGTCGCGGGTGCGGATGAATGCGTTGAAGGCGGACTGGGCTTGCTTATGGAAGTAACTGAGGGGCTGTACTGCTAACTTGCGGATTTTGGTGTGGCGTTTTTCCTGCTGGGTTTCTTCACGTCGTCGTCGTTCTGCTTCCTGTTTCGCTTTCTGCCGGTCTTTCTCCCTCCTGGCCAGTGCGATTACGGTTCCACACTCTGCGCTGCACCATTGCTGATTTTGAAAGGCAGGATTGAACCATTCGCGGCAGTCAGGGTTTTTACAGCGGCGCCTGATCTTCTTCATCGCCCCCTCCGTGCATTCTGAAGTTGTCGTCTTGCATCCAGCCGGCGCAGCAGCGGGCGCAGGCATAAACCCAGTCCGGCGGCAATGCTGAACCGCAGCCAGCGCAGCTGATAGCAGACGTATCGCCAGATGGTGTGGAACGGGACATAGTCGAAGTGCTCGTAATACCAGGCGTCTCCTTCACAAATTTCACAGTTGATCCCGAACCGGTGTTTGTCCTCACTGGTGAGAACGGTAAGGCATTTGCAGCAGCGCTTACGCCCAGCATTTGTGCTCATAGGTCGTGTCTCTCCGTGGTTCGCGGTTTCCCTCGGGCAGCAGCGCGCTGATCAGCCAGAGGCGTGGATCGGTGGCGAGTGTCTTTTGGGTCTGAATGTTGCGGGCGGCGTAGCGTGAAAGGAGCTCGTTGGCGGTGTCGGTATCTACCGGATCATGAGTGAACCATGTCTTTTGCATGAGACTCTCCCTTTTTTCTCGGACCACGATTCCCCTGGGCGACCATCAGAACGCCGTTGACGATCGCATGTTTTTTTCCATCAACATCGCGCGCGTAACACTTCACCGTCTGACGGGCGATGCCAGTCATGCGGCCAACTGCTGCCATGTTCCCTCGCGTCTCAACGAGAAGTTCGGGAATGGTTTGAACAATGGCTTTACCCATTATGTTTTTCCTTCAGATTCATGTATTCGCTGTCGGCCGGCACCGTCAGTTTGCAGCCAAGGCTCAGTGCCCAGCCTTCCACCTGAGTGAGGTAGGAATGCATGTCGCCGGTGTCGAGGTCTGAGGTATGCCTTAGCGAACGGATCACTGTCGTTTCCCCTGTCACCACATCGACCATCTCGCGCTCTACGTAGCCGAGATAGGTGTGCTTCATCGCGTCTTTCACCCACTCAGGAGAGGCAAAGTTTTTGCCGCGCCGGATGAGCCAGTCGCTGATTTCGCTGTACCACATGTGGGATAAGGCGTTCTGGTTGAGGCTGCGCTTCTCGCGCCACGGTCTGATGATCAGCCGGTAGGTTTCGCCAGAGTCGAGCATGGGGAGGATTTGCTGCCCGATGGCGTTGAAGTTCGACCTATGAAGCCGTATGCCGTCCTTCGGTATCTCCATCAACAACCTCCTTCAGTTGCTGAATAATTACGTGAAACGCATCTTCCAGGCGCCATACGGCTGCATCTGAAAAGGGTTTGTCACCCCGATGAACCATGAGGAGCTGCTGCTGGGCGTTCACGGCGTTGATGTAGGCGTTGCAGATCTGCCGGTAGTCCCGCTTTGAGATGGTGACTTGCTTGCTGCTCCTGGCTGGCGCCGGATCATCAGGTGACTGGCTGCCCATCAGGTCAACAGCTTCTGAGGCCAGCGTGCGGATATGCGTCAGCGTGTCCTGCGATGCCGGTTGCCTCCGGGCGACGTCAATGATCGCCAGCACCAGGTTGCGCGTCTGGTCCTGTGAAGGTCGGATAATCAGCTGCGTAACCTGCGTCATGCTCTCGCTCCTTCCCGCCCTGCAAGCCAGAAGAAAAATGCGCGATCGACAACCTCATCCCGATAGCCAAGGTGCGATCGGGTCATGCTGTGCTTATCGCCGTGAACGCTGTGATAAAACCGTTCGAAGCTGCTTCTGATGCTTTCGCTCATAATTACCTCCCTTTCCTGACGAGAGCTTTCAGCCGGGCAATGTTGTCCAGGGCCTTTTCGCTGGCTGTTGGCATATAGAGTTTTTCCAGCTGCGCGCGCGGTGGCGGAATTTCTTCGCCAGACTCGATACGCGTCGCCATTTTGCGAAGCTCGGCGCGGCACTTTGCGCGCAGCTCAGGCTCGGTGAGATTATTGGCGCGCATGGTGCTGTACAGGCCGGTGACCATCCAGTATGCGGCGTTGCTTTCCCACGGATACGCCTCGGGGCTGTCGATCAGACCGCGGCGGGCGGAGTACTTCATCACCATGTCATACAGGCCGTCTTCGTCCGGCAGACCAGCGGAGCGGAGTTCGCCCTGCTTGCACCACTCGATAAATTGTCCAGGCGACGGCCAGAACGGCGAGGCACTGGCGCGGGCGTGCTTCATGCCGTCCGACAGCTGTTGCTTCTTGCTGATGCCGTTCTCTGCGAAAGCGATAACCCACTGACGCTTGGCCGAGGATTCGTCGCGCGGGTCTTTCAGCGCAGTGCTGACCGACGCGGGAAAAACCTGCTTGAGGCTCATGAACAGCATGTCGACCAGACGCTCAACGGTTTCGTTGACGCCACGATCTACCGGCTGCGGGCCGTCACCAGCCATGCGGGCCAGCGCGCTGCTGTCGCGGTTGTTTATTGCGGCTACGAGGTTTCTCATATGAAATTTTCCTCCCACTCTCTGCGGTCGTTCCAGTGTGGAATCTGCTGCTGTGAACTGGATGGCGCGTTGCGAGCCGGCTGGCTCATCTGCGCTTTAAGGGTCGCCCATTGCTTTCGCAGCTTCGACGGGCTGAGGATATTTGTCTGCCAGAACTGATTGCCGTTCGCCCAGGTGAAGACTTCGCAGATTTCCCGGTGGCTGACCTTCAGGGAGTCGCGCATCAGGCGAATGTCGTTTGCCCAGGCTGGCCAGTTGGGTTGCTGGGCTGTCGGGGTGATCACCTGAACCCGGCTGAAAATCCATTGAGCAGCCAGAAGGTCGTCAGCAGTTCCCCACTTGTCGCCCCTCGGTGAATGAACCGCTGCATCAGGCCGGACAACAGGAAGACTTTTGAGACGCTCGTCAGAGGATTCGCAAGAATTCTCGGACGTATGTTTAATGTCTTTTTTGTCTTTTGTAATAGTGTCTTTTGTGTGTCCCTGTTTTGGTGACAACCCTGTCACCGTTTTGGTGACACTTTTTGTCACTGTTTTGGTGACAGTGACACCATCTTGGTGACACTCTGGAATTTGCCACTCAGCGAGGTTCTTATTAGGCCCAATTAGCATGCCTTCCCGGACCAGAACACCCATCTGAATAAGCTCGTTTTTCGCCTTGTTCACCTTCTGCCTCGGCAGTCTGGTGAGCTGGCTTATCTGGCTGTCAGCAATGCGATCCATCTTTTTGTTGAAGCCGTATGTTTTCCGGCAAACAGCATGCGCAACCTTCGCCTGGTTCCTGGTCAGGTTGGCCCCTATCAGCTCTTCGTACAGCTCGTTTGCCAGACGCGTATATCCGTCGTCTGTGTCTGCCACACGTTGCTCCACGGCCCGGAGTTCGGGCCTGATTGGTGATACATTGTCATAAGCCAGATTCATCGCCGCCCCCGCCCGCCGGTATGCCAGCGCGATATTCAGCGATGATCCGCTTTATCTCTTCAGCCGTGCCGTGCGAAAGAATCAGACTGTCAAAGCCACCATCGCGATCGAACTCAGCATCAACCAGCAACTCTACCAGGCGCCGCGCTTTTCCCGCGCTGAACTGAGGGATAGCTGCGCTCCGGGACAGTTTCTTTTTCCCGGCCGCCTTGGCCTTCTCCATATGCTCACGGGCTACGCTGTCAGCTTTAGGACCGTGCTCACGAGAAAGAGCCACTGCAGTTGTCGGAGCAACCTCACCAGCTTTCACCATCGCGATCAGCTCATCGCCGCAGGCAAGCAGTTGCAGGTGATGATCAACGTCGCCAACAGAGCGTTTCACCTTGCTGGCGATTTCTGAGGTCGACCAACCCTGATTAGCCAGGCGCTGATATGCCGCCGCGCGCTCCAGCGAGGTGAGCGGTTTACCCTGACTGCTGGTAACCATGAACGCGATGCGATCGGCTTCGGTGCCGGAAAAGTCTTTGCACTCCAGGCGCGCAATCTCATGGCCTGCTTCTGTCGCCAGCAGCGCGCCGTGATAGCGGTGATGACCGTCGATTACCTTGATTCCCTGCTCAGTTACCTGAACAGCCAGGGGCGGGACAAACTCGCCGGCGATGAACGCATCGCGAAACTCTTCGACGTGCGCCGGATCGATTTCACGGACGTTATAGCCCGGCTCGATATACAGCTCAGCCAGTGGAACCAGAAACGTTTTTTTGACCGTTGTCCCGGTGCCGTTTTTGTCCTTGGCCTTGTAATGCAGTGATAAACTACTCATAATTACTCCTGTGAATTGATCCAGTCATTTCGCATCAGGCTTCGAAACTGTTCCCGCAGTTCGGGGCCTTCTCTTTGCCCAGAATCAGGGCCACTTCCTTCGCCACCGCTTTAGCCAGCTGCGCAGCATCGTCATCAACAATTCCGTATTCGAGGATGTCGATAGCCATGCTCATCTGGCGGAAAAAATTCTTCTTCATGCGGCTGACCTGGTACTCAGCGATCCCCAGCTTTTCTGCGAATGTCTTCTGGCTGATAGACGCCAGCTTGTTCAGCAACGCCGATTCAATGCGGCGCGCGTTCTTGCTTTGAGTTGCATGTTCCATCTTGGATAATTCCTTTGTTAGTTAAATGGATGCGTGACATTGCGGTGAGGAAGTCACTTAGGGTTTTCACCAGACACCTTCGCGGCATAGGGTGAGGGTTCAGATTGATAAAGAGCGGTGTTACTTAAGCGGCTTTCGTTACGTTGCGTCCGTACATTAACCATGTCGGTTCGCACTGAAGCGCGGTAGCCAGCTCAAACAGATAGCGGGTTCGCTTGGTGGTGCCAGCTTCAATTGACTGGATGGATTGCTGTTTCATGCCAACCATTTCAGCCAATTGCGTCTGGGTCAGATTCAACTCCAGGCGCTTCTGTTTGAGGCGTTGAGAAAATGTATGCATCTTATTCACCTCCACAGTTTTATCTGTATTCTCCAACAGCTATTTCTGTTTGTCAAATACAGGTTTGCCTGTGACGATTAAGGACAAATGGAGAGGAATCTATGAGCCTTGCTGAGCGCGTTAAAAAACGAAGGTTGGAGTTAGGACTGACCCAAACGGAGTCCGCAGAAAAAGCGGGCATTAAACAACAGTCCTGGGCTAGTATTGAGGATGGTAAGACTCTCAAGCCTCGTAATATCGTTGGTATTGCAGAGGCATTAAGGTGTGACCCTGCGTGGCTTATGAATGGTGGTGTTATCCTCCCGGTCAGCGAGGTCAATACAAGGAGGATTCCATTGGTAAGCTATGTCCAGGCAGGCGCTTTAGCGCATAAAAGCCCGATAGAAGCCTTTGATGGCAGCTATGAATACGTAATGACCGACATGGATTGGTCTCAGTACACCTTCGCATTGCGCATTGTCGGTGACTCTATGGAGCCTGATTTTCGTGAAGGCGATGTGATAATTGTCGATCCAGAAATTGAGCCAATGCCTGGTGAATTCGTGGTTGCGAAGAACGGAGAGCACGAGGCAACTTTCAAAAAGTACCGTCCGACTTTTGTCAGTCATGAAGGCCAGCAGCATTTTGAATTAATTCCTCTGAACAATGACTATCCGATCATGAATAGTGCAGAGAGACATATTCAGATCATCGGAACCATGGTAGAGCACCGGATTTACCGCAGAAAACGATAATCCCTCACATCCATCAAGCCGCCGAAAGGCGGTTTTTTTTCGCCCTTACAAAATAAATTTGTATCAAATACAGATTCATACCGATTCTCCGCCTTCTTTTACAGTTTTACCTGTTGACGATAATACAGTTTTATCTGTAGAGTTAGTCACATCAGCAGGACGCTGGCGCAGTACGAAACGGATAGCCGCTCTTTAACAATCAGGTGCTTTACCACCTTATGCCGAGAAGGCGTCTGGTGTGAAAAATGTCAGTTTCAGCTCGTTGAAAAGCGGGCTGAGCCGGACAAAGAGAGGTCGATATGAACGCAAGAGAACGTTGCCGGGCGCGCCGTCATGCTCGCCGGGCCGATGAACGCAGCATCTTAGCTGCAACGGGTGCTAACTATCGTGGCGGCAGCATTGAGCCGCTTTATAACGCGGGCAACCGCAAGGTTCGCAAAGACGCAACGCACATCATTAAGTGATGCACTTACAAATAGAAATCAATTTGGTTATTCTTCACGCGGTGATATAAGAATAATCCTAACAAGAATACTTAACCTTTAGAGGTGTGTAATGAGTGAAAAATTTGGTGGGCTGCTGGGTATTGGCGCATTCATATGGCTAGTCGCTGCGTGGGTTACTCATATCGTAGTTTGCCTGAAAACAGCAGCATGGGGTTTCTTAATAGCAGGTGCGTTAGTTTTCCCTATTGCATGGATTCATGGAACGGGAATCTGGTTTGATTGGTGGTAAACCAGCCTCACACACAAGGTCGCTCAGGCGGCCTTTTTTTACGCCCAAATTCAGGAGAGTGAACATGTGCAATTGCATTGAAGAGGTTGGTCAGAAGGTCCGAGAGCAGATCCTCAAGAGCAAACCGGAGGGTGCCGAAATCGACGATAGCTGGGGAGCGAGCGGCTGGGATAACCAGGTAATGTCGTTTGGCGATGGAAAAATTCGCGTGATGCTCAATTACAAAATGGGCTGGTACCCACGCAAGAAAGACGGCAGCCGCGCTAAAAACGCCAGCCGCAAAGAAATGGCCGTGAAGATGAGTCACTGCCCTTTCTGTGGCGTCAGCCTTGAGTGACACCGCAATGGCCTGTTACGACAGGTCATGACGGTGCATTTGCACCAGACGCGTAATGAGCCGCAATGCGGCACGAGAGTTTTCCGCCTTTGGCTCCTGCAGGAATGCAGGGGCCTTTTTTTTTACCCGTATTCAGGAGAGAACAATGAGCGAGACCACGGATTTAGCAGTGCTGGAGGTAACACCCGAGCAGGCTCCCGCGCTGTACGTTGAAAACGGTCTGGATAAGTTTCTGGATCAGATTCGTCAGTCAGTGGACGAGGTGCCGGACCTGAGCACTGCTAAAGGCCGTGCACGAGTCGCATCTCTGGCGGCGCAGGTTTCACGCAGCAAAACGGCGGTTGAGAAGCCTGGCCGTGAGTATTTGAAGCGCCTGAAAGAGCAACCGAAGATAGTCGAGGCTGAGCTTCGTCGCTTCACCATCGAATGTGACAAATTGCGCGATGAAGTTCGCCAGCCGCTGACCGAGTGGCAGGAAGAGCAGGATCGTATCGCTGCTGAGAAAGCCGCTGAAGAAGAGCGCCAGCGCCTTGAAGCGGAAGAGCGCGCAGCCGCCGAAGCGTTGAAAAAGCAGATTGAAGCCGATCATGAGCTCGCCCTGCTGCTGAACGATAAATTTGACCGCGACGCCGCTGAAGCGAAGGCGGAAGCTGAGCGCCAGCGCATTGCCCATGAAGAAGAGCTGAAGCGTCAGGCCGTGGAACAGGCCCGGCAGGAAGCAGAAGCAGCCGCCCTGCGTGAACGTGAAGAAGCTGCCCGCCGTGAAGCTGAGCTGAAAGCGAAAGCCGAACAGGCCGAGCGCGCACGCATTGAGGCAGTGCAGCGCGCAGAACGCGAAGCGAATGAGGCTATGGAACGCACCACCCGGCTGGCGCAGGAAGCGCGTGAACAGGCTGAGCGTGAAAAGCAGGAAGCGATCGCCGAAGAGCAGCGCAAAGCGAAAGCGGCAGAAGATGCCCGCCTGGCTGAAGAGAAGCGCATCGCTGACGAAGCTGCAGCTCGCGCTGCCGACGTAAAGCATCGCAAGGCCATCAACAATCAGGCTAAAGCTGATCTGGTCGCCTCTGCCGGGCTTTCTGAAGAGCAGGCAATTGCAGTCATCACAGCAATCGCCAAAGGCACTATCAGCGCCATCCGCATCACCTACTGATTTATCCATCTAACCAACACCGAGGACCCCACGATGAACTATGCCATCGCGGGCGGTGCCGTCGTGGGCGCCGCTTACTTTCATGAATCCCAGCTTGATCGCCTTGTCCGCCGCCTGCGCGCCGGGCTGCGTTCTGTTATCGACACCCTGAATCAGCGAGGCACCCCATGAAGATTCGCTATTTCCAGAAAGCGCAAGAGCTTTCACGTGAGGCCCATCTATTCGGCGACAGCGCCAAATGGGCTATGGCAATGCTGCTGTTACGGAGAGCGCACCAATGAAACTTTCATGGCGAGCAAAGCAGGAAGTCGAGGAGATTATGAAAAACCTCTCTGAGACCGATTTAGAGCGCATCGGCGATGAAGTCGACGCGATGATGGATCGGCACAAGATTAACCCGCTGATGATGGCATTGTGCGAGTTGCTGCCGAAGCACTTCGATTACCCGGCCATAGAAATGGTCGACGAAGACGACGAGCAGTACGAAGCCGCTGAAAATTTCCTGCGCGATGCGCTGGTGAAGGTGGCAAAGCGGGACATGGCGATCGCAATCTGGAAAAACCGCAACAGTTTCGACGAGGTAGCGTGATGGAGCCGGGCATCTATTACGACATCAGCAACGAGTCGTACCACAGCGGACCCGGTATCAGCAAATCGCAGCTGGACGACATTGCTATCAACCCGTCCATCTTTCAGTGGCGTAAAGAGGCGCCAGAGGATGAAGAGAAGAAATCGGCACTGGATATGGGCACAGCCCTGCACTGCCTGCTGCTGGAGCCTGAAGAGTTTGATCACCGCTTCATTGTGGCGCCCGAGTTTAACCGCCGGACCAATGAAGGCAAGGCGAACGAAAAAGCCTTTCTGCAGGACTGCGCCGGGCTGGGCATGACGGTGATGGATGCCGAGGAAGGCCGCAAACTGAAGCTTATGCGTGCCAGCGCCCTCGCCCACCCGGCCGCGCGCTGGCTGCTGGAAGCTGAAGGCCATCAAGAGGCGTCCATCTACTGGAACGATGAGCAGACCGGCGAGCTTTGCCGGATCCGGCCAGATAAGTTTCTCTCTGGTCAGCCCGTCATCGTCGACGTGAAGAAAGTGGCTGATATGTCCCGCTTCGCCCGCCACGTCGAAGAGTTCCGCTATCACGTTCAGGACGCCTACTACCGCGAAGGCTTCAGCAAGCACTTCGGCGAATACCCGCTTTTCGTTTTCATCGCTGTCAGCGAGTCGATCGACTGTGGCCGGTATCCGGTGCGCACTTTCCAGCTGCAGGAAGACGATGTAGCCGTGGGCTATGACCTCTTCCGCCGCGATCTGAACACCTATCACGAATGCATGCTGACCGGTAACTGGGGCGGCATCGAAGAAATTACGCGCCCGGACTGGGCCAAAAGGAAGGATTACGCATGAGCAACGAAATTACGCATTCCCCGGTCAATGAGGCCGACACCAAAGCGGCAATCTTCAGCCCGACCGGCCTGCAGAAGCTGCAGGCGTTCGCCGAAGTGATGGCGCTGGGCAAAGCCACCGTTCCGGCTCACCTGGCGGGCAAGCCGGCTGACTGTCTCGCTATCGCCCTGCAGGCTGCGCAGTGGGGAATGAACCCCTACGCGGTAGCGCAGAAAACGCACCTCGTTAACGGCACGCTGGGCTATGAAGCTCAACTGGTGAACGCCGTGATCACCAGTTCGACAGCCGTGCAGGGTCGTTTCAAATATGAATACGGCGGCGACTGGGAGAAGTTCAAGCCCGGCGCGGCTAACGCGGCGAATGAACGCGGCCTGTTTGTCAGGGTCGGCGCCGTGCTGCGCGGCGAAACGGAAACCACATGGGGTGAGCCGCTGTATCTGGAGTTCGTGACCACCCGCAACTCTCCGCTCTGGAAAGCGGCGCCGAAGCAGCAGCTGGCTTATCTGGCCGTTAAATATTGGGCGCGCCTCTACTGCCCTGACGTGATTCTCGGCGTTTACACCCCGGATGAGTTCGAACCGGCGCAGCGCGCAGAACGCGACATCACCCTGGCGCGCAGCCGTGCGGACCTGAACAACCTGATCAACAGCAAGCCAGAGGCGCAGCAGCCCGAGCGCGAAATTAACCCGGCGACGAACTCCAGTGCACCAGCGCGCACGCCGGACGAGCTGCTTGCCGATTTCACCGCCGCTGCGGCTGAAGCGGAAAACGTTGCCGGTCTGGACCGCTGCTACAAATACGCGGCACGCATGCTGGCGAATGAGGCGGACACGCTCGAAAAAGCCACCGATGTTTATCTGATTCGCAAGGCGGAGATTGAAGAGACAGGGGCGTAACCATGCGAAAACTCGCTCAGTACCGGCGCAATAATCACCCGAACAGCGGATTTAAAGAAAAAGTCACCTTCCAGCTATCTAAACGACCAATGACCGGGCGCGAGTTATGCGCCCTTTTTAACATGACGCTCGGTGAATTTAACCACCAGATGCGCGAATGCCTGAAGTCATGCAAATCAATCTCTATCACCTCATCCGACCCGGTGAAGGTTGGCAGAGTCTTTGACCACACCTACACGCTGGAGCGCAAGCCTAAGCGACTGGTGCCGCTTAACTCGGTGCCAATCATCATCAGCGGTGGTGGATTTGATGCAGAGCGCAGACAGCAGGCAATCATCGCGGCAAAACGCCGGGCGCGGGTAATCGCGCTGGGGCTCAATCCGGGCTGCCTGGACTAACTGCATGAGTGCCAGCCAATGGTATCTCTTGAATGTGCTGAAGTTAGGAGGTAAAAGTAAATTTTCAGGAGGACCTAATGGGTTATCAAAGGCCGTTAAATCGCAGTTGCGACGACATACATAAACTTGACCCTTTTTTCTATTACATAGGCAGCAGAACCATAATGCTTGTTTTATGGGCTGTGGTTATTGCTGCAGGTATGTTGGCATCCTGTATGTTACATGACTGGTCATTATTTCCGAGGTTTGGTGCTATTGGAATAATGATCGGTACTCTTATGACCCTATCTCCGCTATTCATTAACGGTATATATCTCTCCACTATGCAAATTGGATTTTTTGACGTAAGCAACAAAGGTAAAGACGGCAACAATTCTTATACTGACCCCTTGAGCAGATACACGTCTAACAACATTGTCATTGGTGTGTTCATCATCGTTATTTCCTCGGTAATTAATGCCTTTGGTGACTATATTCATGTCTAACAATCTCGCAGCACGCAGCAGAGAAGAGCGCGATCGGATTAACGTAGATTTAGCTGCGTCAGGAGTCGCATACAAGGAGCGGGTAATGACTCCAAATTATTGATAGTGTTTTATGTTCAGATAATGCCCGATGACTTTATCATGCAGCTCCACCG